AAATACCTTTTTATATTGTTTGAGAGACTCGATGCCTTGTTTGCATCTTATTCTATCAAACCAACAATTAGGTAGTGTATTCCTTACGGATTCTATACCGTGATCTACTTCTAGTTTAGGAGCTACTTCAAAGTTTAATCCTAACTCTGCAGCTACTTCCAATCTAGATTTACCTGTGCCTAGTTCCCTAGTTACAATATCGTGTGGAGCTATATGAGCGCCATAGTTATATGGTTTCTCATTTAACTTACTTACATAAAATGCTAATGATTCACCATTTGTCTCATAGTAATCAATTAGTCTTACTTCGTTATTAACTCGTTGTGCAAACCAAATTGCAGTAGAGTCACCAATACCTAAATCCCACCATGTTTCTACATCTATTGTAGGATCATAAGGTACATCGCCTATACGCTTTTGTTTTTCTGCTTGTTCCATTAAAGCACCATAATAGGATCCTTGAACTGCAGCATTGAATGAACATTCATATTCCTGTTCAAATTGTGAGTCTGGCATAGTGCGCTGTGCATCTTCCAACTCCCAATCAGGGATAACTTTAGTATCAGATGATCTGTACATACAACCATACCAATCTTTACTATCAGTACGTCTGGCAAAATCAAATACTTCCCAGAACTGATTATGTCCCATTGGAGTACCAATAAATATAACATAACCTAATTTGTCAGATACAGCAGGTCTAATAATCTCTGTCCATACTCTAGGTGACATCAAAGCATATTCATCTAATACTACCCCATCAAAGCCTAAACCACGCAGTGAATCTGGATTGTCAGCACCGAATATCTGTATTCTTGATCCGTTATGTAAATCTATCTTTAATTCTGTTTCGTTTCTACCACCACCTAGTTGCATTAATGGTGCTGTGTATTCTTTGAGATAGTCAAAGGCTACAGCTTTACCTTGTCGGTAGGTAGGTGCTATATAAGCTAGTCTAGCATTATCTTTTTCAACTGCAGTAGCTACTAGTTTCCATATAGCTAGGCAGGTCTTGCCAAAACGTCTATGACAAACAATAACATTAAATCTTTTTAAGTTTTGGAATACTTCCCATTGATACTTACGAGGTTTAAACGGTATCGTTATTTCTTTGTTAGCTATTCCTTTTCTGGACTGTGGCATAAGTTTATACTAATTGGTTTTTTGCTATCACCAGTTATTTTATGTTCCTTACTTGCTAATCTAGCATGCACAAAAGGTGCGGCTTTTTCTGCAGCCCACATCTTCCGTTCAGGAGAAGTACCAGGATTGTTTAAAACATTCAACATATAATCCAACGGTGTTCTACTAGCACCCCTAATTTTAGCTTCAAGATTAGCGCCTTTACTGCCATCTTTAACTCCTTTAGGTCTACCAGCTCCTGGTCTTTTACCGCCATGTGTCATTATACTCTTACGCCTCTACGTCTTAGAGCTTCATTGAGTCTATTAGTTCTACCACGTTGTACAGCTTTACCTTGTGTATATCCTATAGTACCAGCAGCACCGCCACCAACAGTAATTGGATTAAGTAATGCTTTACCTGCTAATTTTTGTGCGCCACCTAATACTGTTTTCTTTTTACCAGCTTTTTTAGCAGCAGCTTTCTTTTTAGCTTCAGCAGCTTTTTGAGCTTTAGTTTTTTTCTTAAAAGCTTTTTTTACGCCTTTTATTGCTTTACCTATCATTATGTTCTCCGTTTATTAGTTTTGTATTTAGGTTCTATTAATCGTTCTTTTTTTGTTTGACTTCTAGTAATAGTTTTACCTCTAGATTGTTTAGAATCTTTTATAGCTTGTAATCTTTTTTCTCTAGTCAAACCCATCTTCTGTTTATCTTTAATCTTATCTATTTTAAATAAACTTGTACCACCTTGTTTAGTGGTTATGTTTACAGCCTCTTTAGGTTTTTGAGTTTTATTTAATATATTTAAAGTATCTTTTTTAACAGTTGTTTTAAGTTTACCTGTTACTACTCTTTCAGATTTCTTTTTTTGTAAGAAACTAGGTTTAGGTTTAGGCTTTGTAAAAAAATTACTACCAAACCTACTTATTCGAACCATTATCTATTTAGTAAACCAGGCATCATTGCATCTCTAGTCGATGGCGGAGCCATACGTCTTGGTTGTTGCATTTGATTCATTTGTGGTGGTACAGGTGCAGCTCCCATAGGTCCAGGTACATTAGATACTTGTCCTTGTTGCTGTGGTTGTACCATTTGTTGTTTTGCCATAACTATCTTACCAAGAGTTTGTAATTCATTAGCTGATAGCGAAGATATTTCTTCAGCAAGTGTAACTAAGCTTTTAGCCATTATAATAGTCCTTTTTTACTGTTATTTACCACTAACTTTACGTCTGGTTGTGGTGTATATTCGATGTCAAGTTCTTTCTTATATCTAATAGGAGCAGACTCTTTAGTACCATTTAAGGCTTTTATTAGGTTAGCAATAACCTCTTTATCTGATTTACTCATCTCCACCAGCGAATGCAGCAGCACCTATAGATGCATATCCAACAGGTCCTTGTACGGTACGTCTTACTTTATTCAGTCTACCAGTACCTTTTAGTCCAGTAGCACCTCTAATACTTGATTCTTTGGATTTAACTTTAGCGTAAGTAGGTGTCTTTTTAACTTTTCTTACTTTTCTTTTACCTTTTTGAAGCAATTTAGCTCCAGTTATTACTAATTTACCGTACATTTGTTCTCCTATCTATAAACCCGTGTCTTACGAGCAATTCTTTTTGGTTGTTTAACGTGTTGTTTACCTTTTTTAGTGCCTTTTCTTTTAGCTGCAGTAGTAGCAGCGTATTCTTTAGCCGATAACGACTTGATTGCTTTCTCAGGTAGGTAACGTTCACCTGTCTTAGCAGAAGGTTTACCAGATTTGGTACGCCATTTCTGTTTACCCCAGTTCTTTAAGCTCTTTTGAGACTTCTTCAGGGTCATTTATAGCCGCCACCGCCAGCCTTGTAGCGTTTCGCTAGCATCTGGGCTTTACGTGCCGACCATTGACCAGCTTTACCGCCCTTTGTGCCAGACTTAATGCTCTGGAACATGCGTTTACGCATACCAGGCTTAGTATAGTTCCCAGCCTTGTTAACGGTACTCTTAGCCATAACTTATAGTACTATTACTAGTACGAGTATAGCTGCACATGCAACCACTACGCCTTTTTTCTGCATAGTTAGTCCGTGCCATTTATCCAATATTAGTTGTTTCATTTCTTTTTTCCTTTTTTCTTTTTTTTGTTCTTCATAGGTGGTCTACCTACTTTAGATCCGTATGTTCCTTTACCCATTGGCATAGTTATTCTCCTGGTTAGTGTTTAAACGCATTTTAAGGTACCATACAGCACGATTTACCAACCACCGTACCATTCGATCACCTCACCGAGATTATTGAGCTTTAATCGCTCACTCTCACCTTTTATTATAATATCTATTTCAGGGCTTGGTTCTACCCTGACACCGCTGAGTTCGGAATAGACCTTTGCCTGCCCCCGACCAAAGCTATCCTCGCCAAACATTACGTGTCCTACTCTAGGCATATGTCCCCCCTTCATTTGATTAGTCTCAATACAAACCCCCCTATATATCATCATACGCTGTCATTACAGGGTTGATGTGTGGGGGTCTTTCTAAACCCCGTGCTTTTGAATTGACGCTTTGAATGCGTTGGGGAAATTGATTCTTGATGCTACAGTTCGACTGTGCATTCGACCGCTTTCTCTGCATCTGCGAGCGTCAATGCATTTAGTGTTTACTGCATTGCAAGACTTCTTCCTTGTATGTGTAAGGAAGTGATGCAATGCTATTCTGTTCTCTGGCGCCGAGTTGTATACACGACAGACGCTAACACTACATCCTCGCATCATATTTATCGGGATTTGTAATCAAGTACTATTTGGCTTCGAGGCGCTTGCATTTACTGTCTTGATCGGCACAGCCGATCGCTTTGAACGACAACAAGTTGTCGAAGCTTCTACCAAATACTTCTTGACAACTGCATCCAGCGATAAATCAGGCGCTTCATATGAGTGTTAACTGAATCAACAGTTGATACATAACTTAATAAGGAGACTAATATGAACATAATATCATTACTTGACGCAGCTCAAGAAACTAATACAGAAAGTTACTTTCAAGACACATGTGAATCTTGTAGTACAACATTTGTACATGGGGACCCTATACATACCCTAAGAAATAGAGACTCTGATCATCCTATGTCAATTGTCTGTGACAAATGTTTCAATGTAACTACTAATCTAATAGAGAGGAAATAACATGATATATATAATTATAACAGTACTACTAATACTAAATCTTTTTACTTTCTTGTGTCTGGTTCAAGTAGAACAAGAGAATAACAATCTGCTGACACTAGTAGAGGAGAGTAGAGAGATGGTAAGTAAATTAATAAAAACAGGAGAAAAATCATGAACAACAAAATTGATTACGAACTAGAAGCTAGTCATATACTAGAAGAACATGCTGTCGAAGAATCTTCAGAGAGTATGGTAAGATCGGTAGATACTAATAAATCTATCACGTGGAACCACAATACGTACGAACTAAGAAATGCATATGCTGCTGTAATCCATGCAGAAATGCGTGAGTATCAAGCTCAAACTGAGTTGTTATCTGCTATTGATGACAATCTAGTTGATGCACGAGATCAAGGTTCACATGATCAGGAGGGTATCTATGGCTTTGATAATCCTAATGAGATCATGGTACACAAGAAAGAGCAAGTCTTGTACAATCAAGAGTTCTTTCTAGATCAGGTACTTGGTAAACTTAAGATGTTTTGGTTACGATATGGTTGTACTCATACATCTTGTCTGTTGTACACTAAGTCAGGTAAACTAGGCTACAAGCAATCTCAAGTTGCTAAGATAGCTAGTACTGGTTGGTATACTGAATTGGTAAAATTGACCGAAGTCAAAGAGCTGGTCAATGTCTATGATTCAGAAAGACAACAGTTGAGCTACAGAATCAATGGTAATATTGCTGCTCTCAAATCTGCTACTACACCAGCTGTAAAGCAAGCAGATATGTTTGAGAAACAAGCCTTAACCAAATTGGTTCAAGTACAAGATCGAGAGAAAAAGCTT